CTACTCCTGTCAAGTCGACATCATGGATCGGCAATCGCCAGATTGCATATCTTGCGGATTCGACCGTCACGATGACGCATTCCTATGCGACAGCGGCCAGCTTGGCATCTGCCCCTGATGTCTGTCCTATTGGAACTGATCGCATTTTCTGCGGCATTGAAACTTTGACCTATCTAAGCCGTGATGGCAAGGCTGAAGTTGGCGCGCAATTTGTTGAACTATATCCGGCCAAAGCCTATTGGGGATTTGGTGACATCATACTGGCCACCGGCGATGTCACAAATACAGTCATTACGGTTGGTGGCATTGGCTATCAAAAGGTCTACAGATCAGACACTGGCGCAGATGTCACGTCTTTATGGGAGGCGACCTATGGAACGTCTAGCTTCGCTCCTAACAGCACCGGATCGTCGCCACCCGGCCGCGCGGCCGGCGACATCAATTCATTCTTTGATCCGATTGATCTTATCTACGACTTCCCTGGTTCTATTGGTCTTGACATGCCGACTGGTTCGTATCTGATCTACATAGGAGAAGTGGTTAGTGTCAATGATCAATCAGACCCGTTGCTGCCAGCAAGCACAGGCGAGCTTTATGGTATGCAATTCGAATATCTCTGGTCACCATACGCTGATCCGTCTGACACGCCAACTGCTGATAACTCAGCTTATGCCGACATCACATTCCTGAATGTGACCGGTCAGATCCTTGAGCGTGAATCGGCTTTAAGTCCTTTTGCGTTGACGCCCAAACAGCTTTCGATCTTCTATGAGCAAGGCGTCAAAGTTGATCTCTATAGCGGTGGTCTAGTAGGCGGCGTCTATCCAACAGGGGCGAGCAATCAGCTGATTGATCTTGTCATGTATCTGTTCACGATCTACAAACGCGCCGCTGGTGCTTCAACCGCCGCCATTGCTGCGCCGATCTACACCGGCAACATGACGGACATCGCTGCATTCTGCGATGAATACAGCTTGCACTACAACGGCATCCTTGATGAGTCAGTCAACCTGATTGAGTTTGCGTCAGCCATTGCGCCGTTTTTCCTACTGTCGTTCCTGTCCGTTGGTGGTCAGTATCGCTTCGAACCGATCCTGCCGCTGAACAACAGCGATCAGATCGACGTGACAGCTCTGACGCCTGCAGAGACGTTTGATGAATCGAACATCCTGCCGGGCAGTTTCGGCAAGGCATACAAGCCTGTCGCGGATCGGCAGGACTTCATCGCCGTCATGCTATGGCGCGAAAGCGACCCAAGCCAAGTCGGGATCCAACGCACTGTCCAGGTCGCATACGCAACCACATCGCGCGATGCACCAGTGCAGCAGTTTGATCTAACTAATTTTTGCTGCGATCCCAATCACGCAACCATCTATGGCAAGTATGAACTAGCCCGGCGCAAGCATTCAACCCACACGATCAGCTTCCAAACCTCGCTAGTTGTAACTGACCTAAAGCCGACCGATGTGATCAAGCTCGAGCGGCAACGCATCAGCAGCAAAGGCGACAACCGGGCAGAGGTTGACTGGTATCAGATCACCAGCATTAGCTACGTCAGCGATGGCACCAGCGAGATTAACGCTGAGCATTTTCCCGTTGACAACAGCGACATTGCCGTGATCAGTGATGAAGTGTTGAATGGATCGTTCCGGGTGCTGTCATGACCACGTTCCCTGCCATTGAGCCAGCAACCCGCCAGCTCAGCTTTGGTGATTATCCGCAGCTGAATCATGATGGCGTCAGCGGCGTGGGCGTCAGGTTCCTGCAGGGTACCGATCGCGTGGCGCAGGTGCTCAGCCTTCGATGGCTTTACCTGAGCGAGTCGCAGCTGTATCAGATCCTGAATCACTACATCGGGCAAGAGGGCACCATGCTGTCTTTTGATCTGCCGGCCATCATCTGGTCAGGATTCACCACGCCGCCAATCGGCGTTGAATATGAGTGGCGCTACGCCGACCAGGTAGACGTTGAGCAGGCGGCACCCCTTTCCTACAATGTGGGGGTGCAGCTCGTTTCCGTGCTGTTGGCACCATGAACCTGTTTCCGTCGCTGGTGCCATCGACACGCCTTTATGTGCCGGGCGATCTGCCGCAGTCGCGAATGCAGTCACTCAGCGGTGTTGATGCCAGCTTCAGGCGCGGCAACCGCCGCATTGGGCAAGCGTTGAACCTGACGTTCACCAACCTGCAGGAGGCGGATCTGAACCTGCTGACGCAGCACTACATCACCGTGCAGGGCAGCTTTGATCGGTTCTGGCTATCGGCTGAGGTCTGGTCTGGTTTGGCTACGCCGCCGGTGGCATTAGTCAGCGATTACACCTGGCGGTATGCGTCAGCGCTGCTGGTCAGTCACGCTTCATGCGGCCGGTTCAACGTTGAGGTTGAACTGATCACCGAGCCAGTCGACCTTGGTGATCTTGTGTTTGATGGCAGCGTCGCTGATCCAGTTACGCCGGCGCGGCTTTACATCGTCGACGCATTGACGGCTGCGCCCGCCCCGGCTAGGTCGCTTATCATCGAGGCAGGAGGTGCCGCATGACCACAACGCTGCTGGCGTTTCAGAAGCAACGCCGCGACACCGCCGCCAACTGGACATCGGTCAACCCGACGTTGCTGGCCGGTGAGATCGGCATCGAGTCAGACACCAACAAATGGAAGGTTGGCGACGGCACAACGGCATGGGCCAGCCTTGGATACATTCCCGGCCTGTCGATCAGCGCGTATCCGCTGGTCAATGTTGACATCGCCAGTAACGCCGAGATTGCTGTCAGCAAGCTAGCTGATGGCACGCCGCGGCAGCTGCTGCAGACCGATGCAGCCGGCACCGGCGTCGAGTGGGCCAGCAACATTGATGTCCCCGGCACGCTTGACGTAACCGGCGCGGCGACATTCGACGGCAGCGTCACGGTTCAGGGTGACCTAACGGTCAACGGCACTACCACCACGATCGACACCACCAACCTGGCGATCGAAGACAAGAACATCGAGATCGGCAAGGTCACCACACCGACGGATGTGACCGCTGACGGTGGCGGCATCACCCTCAAGGGCAGCACCGACAAGACGATCAACTGGGTCGATGCCACCGACGCGTGGACCTTCAGCGAGCACGTCAACATCGCCAGCACCAAGGAATACCGCATTGCTGGCGTCAAGGTGCTGGATGCCACCAGCCTTGGCAGTGCTGTCGTTAGCAGCAGCCTGACCAGCGTCGGCACGATCGCCACCGGCACATGGCAGGGAACCACGATCGGCGTCGCTTACGGCGGCACCGGTCAGACCACCTACACCGACGGTCAACTGCTGATCGGTAATAGCACCGGCAACACGCTGACAAAGGCCACACTGACAGCCGGCGCCGGCATCACAATCACAAACGGCAACGGCAGTATCTCGATCGCCGGCACCGGAGGCACCGTCACCGCCGTCACCGCCACAAGCCCGTTGGCCAGCAGCGGTGGCGCAACGCCTGACATCAGCATCCAAGACGGCACGACAGCTCAGAAGGGCGCCGTTCAGCTTGAGGACTCAACCAGCAGCACAAGCACAACCAAGGCAGCCACGCCTAACGCAGTCAAGAGCGCCTACGACCTAGCCAATGCAGCGCTGCCAAAGGCTGGCGGCGCCATGACTGGCGACATCACCCTAAAGGCCCAGTCAGATTTGCGCTTTGCCGATGCAGACAGCAGCAACTGGGTCGCGTTTCAAGGAGCGACCACGATTGCGGCAAATGTCACGTGGACGCTGCCTGCTGCTGATGGCACAAGTGGCCAGCTGCTCAGCACCAACGGCAGCGGCACATTGAGCTGGGCCTCCGACACTGGCGCGATTATCGTAGATGGTGGAAACTTCGCCAATGGATCGTCAACCGTATCCACGGCGGCAACCTTTGACGGCGGAGACTTCACCTAATGCCAACACCTGCAACGCGCACTCCGGTCCGCATCGCCCGAGGCACCTACAGCAACCTGAACAGCAGCATCGCTGACCTGCTAGAAGGCGAGATCTGCTACGCCACCGACCAGAACAAGGTCTACGTCGTCGAAGGCGGTGCGCTCACTGAGCTGGCGTTCCTTGACTCCGCCGACATCGGCGTCAGCGTGCAAGGCTACGACGCCGACACGGCCAAGACGGACGTGGCTCAGACCTTCACTGCAGGCCAACGCGCTGAGGTAACGGCGCTGACCGATGCGGCCACCATTGCGGTTAACTTTGCCGATAGCAACAACTTCTCGGTCACGCTCGGCGGCAACCGCACACTGGGCAACCCGACCAACCAAGTGGCCGGGCAGTCCGGGTCGCTGTTCGTGACGCAGGACGGCACCGGCAGCCGGACGCTGTCGTATTCGTCGGACTGGGAGTTTGCGGGCGGTGCTGCGCCAACGCTCAGCACAGCGGCCAATGCCGTGGACCGGATTGACTACATCGTCCGCGCAAGCGGCAGCATCCACGCTGTACTTACTAAAGCCTTCGCCTGATGTCAGTCTTTCACGAGAACATGCTGATCGGCGCATCCGGTCAGGTTGCCGCAGGGGGTATCTCTAGGAGCATCCGCCTGAATGCACCCGACTCGGCGTACCTCAGCCGGACCCCCGCATCTGCTGGCAACCGCAAGACCTGGACCTGGGCGGGGTGGGTGAAGCGGAGCAATCTGACAGATCAACAATCCTTTTGGTCTGCTGGTAGCACTGGGACCAACCGCACCAGCGTTCTGTTTGATGGCAGCGCAAGGATTCGATTTTTTAACTACGCTGGCAGTGTTAACGTAGACCTTGTTACAACCCCTGTTTACAGAGATGCTTCTGCTTCGTATCATTTTGTCATTGCTGTAGACACGACGCAAGGAACAGCGTCAAACAGGATTAAGCTGTATGTCAATGGCGTTGAGGTAACTGCATTCTCAACTTCAACATATCCCTCTTCCAGCCAAGATCTAGTTTTTAATTCCGCCATCGCCCACGGCATCGGGCGTGGTGAGCAAGCGGGTGGTGAGTATTTCTCCGGCTACCTCGCCGACATTTACTTCATCGACGGCCAAGCGCTGACCCCCAGCAGCTTCACCGAAACTGACGCCACCACTGGCCAGCTTATCCCCAAGGCATACACCGGTTCATACGGCTCGCAAGGTTGGCACCTGGAGTTCGCGGACAACAGCAGCAACACCGCGACCACATTAGGAAAAGACACTTCTGGCAACGGGAATAACTGGACGCCGAACAACCTTTCCGTCACCGCTGGTGCAGGCAACGACAGCCTCGTAGACGTTCCCACTAATGGGGCGCAGACGGATACGGGCGTGGGGGGTGAGGTGAGGGGGAATTACTGCACGCTGAATCCGCTCAATACTTACAGTTCGATCACGCTATCAAACGGCAATCTTGATTACTCTCACGGCTCAAGTGGTGGTCTGACTGTTGGCACAATCGGCGTCTCAACAGGCAAATGGTATTGGGAGCACGTCGCATCAACCAGTTACACGCTGATTGGTCTTTATCAGTCGGGATCGTTGAGCATGGGATTTGTCGGTGCGTCCGGCGTTTCCCTTGGCTTTACGTCTGGAGGTTTTGTAGCGACAAGTGGTGGACCAACATACGTCAATTCCGTTAGTTACGGCACATCTGACGTGATCGGTTTTGCTTTGAACATGGACGCCGGTACGTTGACGATCTACAAAAACGGATCAGCAACATCTTTAGTATTTTCGGGATTGACTGGCACATGGTTTCCTGCTGAAGGCGCCAATAGCACATCGAGCGGCGTGTTTAACTTTGGTGCTCGGAGTTTCGCCTACACGGCCCCCAGCGGCTTCAAGGCGCTCAATACGGCAAATCTGCCCACTCCGGCGGTGGTGAAAAGTAATACGGCGATGGATGTGAAGCTGTATACGGGCAATGGCAGTACGCAGACGATCAGCGGTTTACTTTTCAGTCCAGATCTGGTGTGGATCAAGGGTAGAAGCGTTGCGTATGACAACGTTTTAGAGGATACGGTCAGAGGAGTAAACAACTCACTACGCACCAACGGAACCAATGGTGAAATAACTTACACAGGATCGGTTACGGCATTTAACAGTGACGGATTCTCCCTCGGATCACAACTAGCATGGAACGAAAACAATTCAATATTTGTTGCCTGGACCTGGGACGCCGGCAGCTCCACCGTCACGAACACAGCAGGCTCCATCACTTCTAGTGTCAGGGCCAACGCGACAGCGGGGTTCAGTGTGGTCACATTCACCTCACCCTCATCTGGAAACTTTACCGTAGGGCACGGGCTTGGTGTTGCACCGTCTTTGATTATCGCCAAAGATCGCACAAATTCAGGAAACTGGCACGTTTATCATGCAAGTGTGACTACAGCGACCGACAAATACCTGCTGCTTAACACGACCAACTCCTTATCGACTTATTCAAGTGTGTGGGGTTCTGCGTTGCCTACCTCCACTGTGTTTGGCATGGGCGTTGGTGCCAGTATTGCTGCAAGTGCCAATACCGTCGCCTACTGCTTCGCCCCAGTAGCCGGGTACTCTAGTTTTGGCAGCTACACCGGCAACGGCAGCACGGATGGGCCGTTTGTGTATACAGGGATGCGCCCAAGGTATTTGTTAGTTAAGCGAACCGATGCAACTTCTTCCTGGGAAGTGTACGACGCTGCAAGAAACCCAAGCAACCTTGTAACTCAACTGCTTGAAGCAAATACGGCAGGCTCGGAATTTACGGGAACCACCAATTATGTTGTTGATTTCCTTAGTAACGGATTCAAGCCTCGCGGGACTTTCACCGACCTAAACGCATCAGGCGGCACCTACATCTACGTCGCCTTTGCCGAATCGCCCTTCAACTACTCCCGCGCCCGCTGACCCCACTAGAGAACAAGACTTGTACCACCCCTAGACTGCAACCACGGACCTAGACCCATGTTCCTCCTCGACGGCCGCCCCCTAAGCCCAGACGTGGCGTTCACGCACGCTGGCATTCAGTACCCCGCCAACTGGCTCAGGCTGAGCAGCCCGCAGGAGCGCAAGGCGATTGGTATCACGGAGGTGCCTGACCCGCAGCCATACGATCAACGGTTTTACTGGGGCTATGACGCCGAGGGCAAGCTGATCCCTAAAGACCACACGCAACTAGTCGAACAGTGGGTGGCACAAACGCGCACCACCGCCAATACGCTGCTGGCCCCTACGGACTGGATCATCATCCGCGAGGCCGACAACGGCAATGCTGCTGACCCGCTGCTGAAGACCTGGCGTGAGGACATCCGGCTGGCTACTGGTGTGAAGGTGGGCGTGATCCGCGACACCGCCGACACCGACGCGCTGGCCGCCTACATCACTGGCGCTGATTACCCCGTATGGCCTGCTGATCCTTACGCGCCGCAGCCGGTGGCAGAAGAGCCTGAGCCTGAGAGCTGATGGCCGTTAAAGCCAAGACTGGCGCCACCCGGATTGATCACCAACCTGGGCCACCCAAGACCACCAGCATCGGCTACGGCCAGAACAGCCGGCCCCGCCGCCGCGGCAAGAAACCTCGCCGCGGGCAGGGGCGCTAACCTAGGTGCATGATCGAGCTGATCGCTGCTGTTGCTGGGGCATCCATCAGCGTGGCTGCGATGGGTGCAATGGGCTTCAGCAAGCGCAACGATGAAGCGCGTGACGCCGTGATCAGGCTCACCGCCGCCGTCGAGCATATCGCCACTCAGCTCGAGGTGCTCCACGGCGACATCCGCGCCGATCGACAGGAAACCTTCAAGCGGTTGAATGGCGTCGAGCAGCGCGTGGCTACCCTTGAGGCACGCCCACACCGCTGATCATGGACGCGCAAACCGTCGCCGTCATCGCCATCATCCTCGCCGCTGGTAGCGAGGTTATCGCGCTGACCCCGCTCAAGTCGAATAGCTGGATCCAACTGCTGCTGCAGGCACTGCGTCTGATGTTCCCCAAGCGTGGCTAAAGCACCGATCAAACCAAGCGACCTGTTCCGCTATTGGAAAGGGCTGCCGCATCAGATGGCGGCGATCGTTGAACTGGAAGCTGAGCTATTAAAGATTGCGCCGGATCTGTTTAATAGAGATCAATCATGGTTCCAGACATGGAGCCAAGACGGCAAGCAGGCTGACCTGGGCGCAGCGCTGCAGCTGATCCAGCAGTTCGAGGGCTGTCACCTTGAGGCTTACCCCGACCCACTGAGCGGCGGCGACCCGTGGACCATCGGCTGGGGCACCACCAGATACAGCGACGGCCGCAAGGTGCAAAAGGGTGACAAGATCAACCGGGTCGAGGCCGACATGCTGCTGCGCAGTGAGGTCGATCGCATTGCTGAGAAGCTGCGCGCGACCGTGCCGTTCTGGGTGGCGATGAGCGACCAGCAGAAGTGTGCGCTGATCTCGTTCGCCTACAACCTTGGCTCGGGCTTCTACTCTGCGCCGGGCTTTGAAACCCTGAGCAAGCGGCTGAAGGCGAAGGAGTGGGCCAAGGTGCCCGAGGCGCTGCTGCTCTACCGCAACCCTGGCACCAACGTCGAGGCCGGCCTAAAGCGCCGCAGAGAGGCCGAGGGCCGCCTGTGGGGCCTGCCTGAGCAAGAGCGGCAACCGGCCAAGCTGACGCCCGCCAGCCCGTTCTCAGCGCACATCACGCCCCACATACGGCTAGGCGAGTTTGCCCTTGACCAAGAGGCCCGCAGGTTCGACCACCAGCACCAGATCGACACGGCCGCCGAGCTGGCGGCGTTCCTTGAGCGGGTGCGTGGCGCGTTCGGTGGTAAGCCGATCGTGATCACATCTGGATTCAGGCCGCCAGCAGTCAACCGGCAGGTGGGCGGGGCCTCAGGCAGCGAGCATCTTTACGACGCGCCCGGCGTGGGTGCTGTGGACTTCTTTGTCCACGGCGCGGACATCTACGCGGTGCAGGACTGGTGCGACAAGAACTGGCCCTATAGCGTCGGCTACGGCGCGCCTAAGGGGTTTGTTCACCTTGGCATTCGCAAGGGCAAGCCTAAGGTGCGCTGGGATTATTGAACCGCGCCATCCGGCCCGGCGCTTCGGCCGGATCATCAAGCGGGATCATGCGGTAGTCGTCGATGCCGTGGCTCTCAGCGAAGTGCTGCGCCGCGATGTGGGTCGGGAATGGCCCGATGTGCCACGGGCCGGTGTGGAGGATGTAGGTCATGGGGTGGATCATACGCCATATGTGGCGATCCGGCAGTTGATCCAGTCGCGCCCGCTACCGTTGGGGCAAGCGGCGGCGATCCAATGCGGGCCTTCATCGTTGAAGTCACCGCCACCGTCGTGGTCCGCTCTGACGCTGACCCCGAGGACCTGCCGGCTGATGTCTACAGCCGGATCGCTGAGCACATCCACGACGACGACGACATCCTGACCCTCGAGGTTCAGGCAATGCCCCTGCCGCCGAATCTCAGTGGACAAGGCGCACATTGACGGAACCCGCCTGATCACCCGTCGATCGGCGCGCGATCAGGTGCTGCTGGCATGGTCCTATCGCTGTGCATACTGCGGCGATGACCTGGGCCGATCGCCAACGCTCGACCACGTGGTGCCCAAGGTGCACGGCGGCCTGACTGTGCGCGCCAACCTGGTGGCCTGCTGCCTCAGCTGCAACAGCCGCAAAGGCCACAAGCCCTGGCTTGACTGGTATCGCCAGCAAGACTTCTACACCGAGCTAGGCGAGTGGGCCGTGGCCCGATGGATCACGGGAGGATCCGACTCAGCAGCAGAATGACCAACAGGCAGATCACCCAGTACATCACGGCCAGGTAGGCAATCTCGGGCAGCGTCATCGGGCTAGCAGGTGGTCCAGATACATCTCAGCCTGCCACAGGTCGCTCGAGTAGCGGCACATTCCGTGCGCGCAGCTGCGGTAGTACAGCTCGCCGCCGCCTTCAGGTTGCAGCGTCTCGATCCAACCGCCGTCGCGATCAGTACGGCTCAGCACTTCCGGCGCGCTCATCGCGATGGATCCAGTCCTTCAGCTCGACCACATACTGCCGCAGGTACTCAGCTCGATGCAGGTGCCATGCGTCACCTGTCGTGAACCACAGACTGTTGTGGCGGTCGATGCCGTCGAGGCATTGCTTGATCAGCGGGCACCACGGTTCACGCGTGGCCGTTACCCATTCGCGCGACATGGTTGGAACATCTCGCACCGGGGCGCATAGCGGCCGCCGCTTCGTTTCGATTCTGGCAGCCCCAGATCGCAACGCTGCCGCCGCATATCCCACTGCAGACAATCCCAACACATGCGCGGCGCATCAGCGGGCCGCATAGATGCCACTGCCATCTTGTAGATCGACTGCGCGCGGATCAGCGCATCAGGCAGGTGGACCGTGCCGGTGTCGGCCTTGATCTGCAACTCAGGCCGCGGGCCGAGCACAACATGGGCCCACCAGTTGCGAGAGGAGCAGCTGCACACCAGCAGCAGGCGGCCGGCGTGCAAGCTGATCATTCGCGTTCGCCGTAACTCGGCGCGTGGTACAACCGCTCAAGCATCATGCTCGCCGGCTCGTCGTCGCTGGTCTCAGGCAAACACAGCAGGTCATCAATGATGGCGGTGGCGATCTCGTCATCAGGCCGCGCCGACCAGCTGATCAGCGTCGTGTCAACTGGTTTCAGGATTAGCAGGCTGACGCGCGGGCTTGTGTGCAGCAACCGCAGCGCCCACCGCTCGAGCCAGTTCAGGTGTGTCTGCTTCATGACTCCATGGTGCCAAGGAGTCTGACGACATACCACTGCGCCTTCCTTAACGATTCGGGGTCTTTGTGCTGCTCGCGCCAGACGTACTTGAGCACGTTGCCCTTGCAAAACCCCCGAAACTCCTCCGGTGTCAGCGCGGCTTGGATGGCGTCGATGCACTCGATCTCGCCGTGGCGGTAGTGGTCACTCATGGTTGCCATCCTCGAGCGCGGCCGCCATCACCGACGCTGAGCGCAGCATGGTGCTCAGCTTGATGGGCCGCATTTCCTTCCAGCACGCGTACCGGATCGCCTGCCTGAAGCCCATGCTGATGTTGCCATTACCCAGCTTCCGCGCGGCCTCGATCTCCTCGCGGCTCATCCTGATGTTGACCGTAAAGTTGCGGCCCTTGCCGTTGGGCTTGCGGTCGGTCACAGCCACTTCTCCCTCAGCAAGAACCGCCGGCAGACAGCGATGCACTGCTGCGCGTGCTTCTCGGCCAGATGGCTCTCAGTGTGGTCGATCGCGATCACGCACGCAGCGTGCAGGTCGGCGTAGTCAGTGTCCCTGAAGTTGGTGGCGATGTCTTGGCAGAACTCCTGCCACAGGCCGGTGTAAGTGCCGCAGGTGCGGCCGCTGGCTTGATACAACGAATCGAGCATTTCGGCGCGTTGCTGGTCGAGTCGGACGCGGGTCAGCATGGTTCCAATGCTTGGCGGATTCTGAGCAGTTCAGCGCACACGGCACTGACATGCGGCACGCTACCGGCGCCGCGCAGCTCGTCGATCCTGGCGGTGATCAACAACTGCAACCGACGGCGCTCCTCAAGCTGGCCGGCGTTGAACATGCCCGAGTCGCTGATCAGCGCTTCGAGTTTGGCGCGGATGTGGTCGCTCATCGCAGGCTCGGGTTCCGCTCAGCGGCGGTCAGTGATGGGTGGTCATCGTCAGCCCATTCGGGCTCCAGCTCGACGTTCAGCAGCTGCTGGTCTGGGTACAGCTCCATCGCGCTGAGAACAGCGGTGGCAGCGTTCGGCGCCAACAGCTCGACCTGATCGGTCTCAAGAATCACGCGGTAGGTATTCATTGGTGCAGCGCTGGGTCGGTCACAGTTTGCGGGTTAAGCCATTCGATCTCTGACCACCACGGCAGCCAACCTGTCTCGGCAGCGATCTGCTGCGCTTCGGTCAGGCTGTGCGCCGTGATGGCCTCGATCACGTTGGCGCTGCGGATCTGGAAATAAAAGCGGCGCATGGTGGTCATGGCTTCAGGTTTTGATGGCAAGCGGGATGGTTGTGGTGCGCTTTGACGGCGTCGGTGCGGCCGGTGTCGAGACCGGCCACGTAGACCATCAGCAGCAGGACAGCGGCGGCGATGCGGTTGATCATGATGCGAGCGCCTTGCGGACGCGGTAGCGGGTGATGTGAAGCGAGTCAGCGATCTGGCGCTGACTGCGGCCGGCATGGGCCAGCACGCGAACACGGCGATCGGTGGAAGCGGTCAGCCAGTCGATCAGAGCGACCAGCACCAGCAGCGGCAGGAACAGCTTCCAGATCACCAGGGCTGTGGCGGTGAGCATGGGTCGGTGTCGGGTGGACTTCGCCACAATACGCCACCGGTGGCGGCGAATCAAGCGGCCTTGTCACATTTGTTCATGCCGCCGGTCACCCGCAGGATCTGCCGCATGTCCGCTTCCTCGACGTGCTGCAGCGTCACCGTCACCGGCACACGCAGCACCGGCTTCGACTGCATCGACGCGGCCCAGCCCACCGTGTAGTCCGGCACCCGCGTCTCAACCGTGAACCACTTAAAGCCGCACGCTTTGCACAGCCGATAGCGCACCACCTGGCTCGGCAGTTTGTTGTTCGTGTGCTTCACGCGGAGATCGTTGCTACAGCACTTCGGACAATTCATTGGCACGATGGGGCAACTACGCCCCGGCTAGATGGATTTCGGTAAGTGGATGGTGGTAGACATCCCACCAGAGAAGCTGTTCAAACTCGAGGCCAACTGCCGCGGCTTGGCCGAACAGGGCAACGTCGGCCAACTCGCGGCGCAGCTGCTGCGGCAAACCATGCGGCAGCAGGAGATGCTCCAAGCGGCGGTCCATGAGATCGCGCGCCTAGAGCTGATGATCATGAATCAGAACACGTCGTCCTGAATTACCGTGCCGCCGGTCGCCTTAGCCAGGCTTGTGGCCGCGGCCTCGGCAGTGGCGCCCGCTTCCTCGATCGCCTTCTGTGTCTTGTAGTCCGGCTCGATCGCCATCGACACATACGCGTCACCGCCGCTGGCCGGCTCCTTGCGCCATCCGCTGATCCGCATCGGGATGTTGCCCCGATCGTTCGGCGTGGCATTCATCAGGTAGTTGGCCATCGCATACGCCTGATCGGCCGGCACGCTGACTACGCCGTCGTACATCGGATAATTCTTTGATGCGTCGTACCGGTCGCGCAGCCGCTCGCGCAGCTTTTGCTCGGTGTTCCTGAACAGTGCGCCGTTGGCTTTGAAGGTCATGATTCGTCGTGAGTGATGGTGTTGGCCTTCTCGTATTGCTCAACCTCGGCCAATGGGTAGAGCACGAAACCGGGCGTCCTGAAATAGGCGGGGCCCTTGCCTGCCTTGCGCCAGCGCATCAGCGTGTCAGGGTGCAACCCCCACCGCTGCGCCAGCTGCGGCGCGGTCAGATAATCAGAAGAGGTCATCGGCCACAATCTCCACGGGTTCGGGGTCAGGTTCGGCCGCGATCTTGGCGTTCAGGTCATCGAGCTTCGTATCGGCCGCGGTGACCTTGACCGGCTCGATGTCCACCACTTCCTCCTGGCTCTGCATCCCGAGCAACATGTCGCTGGCATACAGCCTGCCCCAGAATGCTGCGGCCCGGTAGCGGATCATCAGCTCGGGCATCGTCTGCCATTTGCTGCCCGACTTGGTGGCCCATCCTTCTTTCTTGGCCATGGCCATCGTGATGGTCGGCCCCTTCAGCTCCTGCTGGCTGGCCAAGTCGGTCGCGACGGCATAGCAGGCAAGGCTATCGCCTTCGCCGCTGATCTCAAACCGCAACGGGCTGAACCGGCCGCAGCCGTTGACCATCGCGATGATGAAGCTGCTGCTCCACGACGGGCGGCCATGGATCACATGCAGGTGCTGCATCGCCAGGAACGGGCTGATGCCCATGCGGTTGGCGATCTCAAGCGCAACTAAGCAGTTGGCGAAGCCCTGCTGCCCTTGGAACTGCTGCGGGATCAGCGTGCTGCTAGCCAGGGCCTTGGCGATCCGCTGGGCGTCCTCGAACGCCTGAATCCCCGAGAAGACGGAGCCGGTGGTCGTGGTGGTGAGGGCGGTGGATTCCATCAGTAAGTCTCAATCTCAGGTGGGTTAGGCAGTGAACCATCAGCCCGCGGCCGCATCCATGCGGGCAGGCTGAGCGGTTCGATCTGGTCGCTGTATCCGGGCCAGTTGTTGCTGGCCTTGCATTCGACCAGCCGGGCCAGATCACGCGCGGCAGTCTCGGCACCGATCTGGATCATCTCCGCGTCGGCGGCATAGACGGCCACGGCATAAGGCGGCTTTTTCTCGACACAGATGAAGATGAACCGATCGGGCCGGTGGCCGGTGGCCGCTTCAACCCCGTCGAGATACCAACTCGCTTGGCAGTGGTAGCGATAATTCGCCACGCTGCGCTGGAAGCCGCTCGGGCTGGCATCCTCGGTTGTCTTCAGGTCGATGATCAGGCTGCCGTCATTGGTCAGCCAGTCCGGTCGGCACTTGCATTCGGCGCCGGTGGTCGGATCCGTCCACATGTGCGTGGTCTCGGCCTTGCCCTGCCAATGCAGCAGCATCGCCGCGGCCGGGTGGCGCCAGACTGATTCGGCCATGCGGCTGATGGTGGCGCGATCGTCGGCGTCGATCAGTTCGCGATCACCGGCTTCAGCTTGAAACTCAAGCCAGCGGGCCTTGCCTTCCTTGGTGCGCCGATCGACCGCCGGCGTGGTGACATAGCGAGCCTCAAACTGATCAGCCTCGAGCGTCAGCGTGTGGACAGCGGTCCCGAGTCGCATCGCATCAGTCGGCTCGGTGGGCACCCGGTTCGGGTCGATGTAGCGCGCCCAGTAATGCAGCGGGGATCTTGCGATGAGATCCAGATGAGACTTTGAGATGGCGGGGTGGGCGTGGTAGTCGGCGTTCTCCATGGGTTGCAGAGACTTGCGTCATCCTATAGGGTGTTGCTGCCAGATGCAACCTATGACCTACACAGACTTCTTAGCCTCAAAGTCCACCGCCTGCCCTGCTGTCGGGTTCGATCCGCAGCAGTTCACCGCGCCGCTATTTCCGTTTCAGCGGGACATCGTGATCATGGCCTGCCGCGTTGGCAGGTTCTGCATCTGGGCCGACTGCGGCATGGGCAAAACCGCCATGCAGCTGGAATGGGCATCCCAGGTTTGCCGTCACACCAAAGGCAACGTCCTTGTCCTGGCCCCCCTGGCCGTTGCACACCAGACAGTACGGGAGGGGGCCAAGTTCGGCATCCCGTGCGCGTTCGCTGCAACCCAGGCCGAGGTGCAGCCCGGCATCACGATTACCAACTACGAGAAGCTCGGCCACTTCGACCCGGCCGCCTTCGATGGCGTGGTGCTCGATGAGAGCAGCATCCTCAAGGCGTACACCGGGAAGATCCGCAACCAGATCATCGAGTCATTCGCGCAGACGCCATTCAGGCTGGCCTGTTCTGCCACGCCGGCGCCGAACGACCACATGGAGCTGGGCAACCATGCCGAGTTTATCGGTGTGATGACCCGCACCGAGATGCTGGCGATGTTCTTTGTCCACGACGGCGGCGACACCAGCAAATGGCGGCTCAAAGGTCACGCGCAGTCAAAGTTCTGGGAGTGGGTCTGCAGCTGGGCCGTCACCATCCGCAAGCCATCAGATCTGGGCTATGACGACGGCAGCTTCATCCTGCCCGAGCTGCAGATCAATGACTGCACCGTCGAGACACCACGCGAGGCCATGGCGGACGACGCCGGCCAGATGGCGCTGTTTGCCATGGAAGCCCGCACCCTGAGCGATCAGCGACATGTGCGCAAGGCATCGCTGCAGATGCGCGTTGATGCAGCCGCAACCCTGGCCAATAACAGCACCGAGCAATGGCTGATCTGGTGTGATCTCAACGATGAATCCAAAGCGCTGACTGCTGCCATCAATGGCGCGGTTGAGGTGTCAGGCAGCGACAGCGACGATCACAAGCAACAGTCCGCCATCGACTTTCAAGATGGCAAGATCCGCGTGCTGGTCAGCAAGCCCAGCATTTTCGGATTCGGACTCAACTTCCAAGGCTGCCACAACGTCGCCTTTGTTGGCCTGTCTCACAGCTATGAGGCCTTCTATCAAGCGATCCGCCGATGCTGGCGATTCGGGCAACAGCACCCGGTCAACGCGCACATCATCTACGACGTGGCCGAAGGACGCGTGATCGACAACATCCGCCGCAAAGAAGCCGACAGCATCGCAATGGCTGAATCAATGGTCACCATCATGAAGCAAACCACCATGGAACAACTCAAGAAGATCCAGCGCCAAGTGGCGCCGCACATCACTGAGCACAAGTCCGGCGACAACTGGGACCTCTACATGGGCGACTGCGTTGAGAGCATCAAGCAACTCGACTCAGATAGCATTCACTACAGCATTTTCAGTCCGCCATTCGCGTCGCTCTACACCTACTCCAACAGCGACCGCGACATGGGGAACAGCCGCAACGATCAGGAGTTTTTCGATCACTTCGTCTACTTGGCCAAGGAGCTGCATCGCGTGCTGATGCCTGGCCGGTTGATCAGCTTCCACTGCATGAATCTGCCCAGCAGTAAAGAGCGCGACGGATTTATCGGCGTAAAGGACTTCCGCGGTGACATGCTGCGCATCTTTCAGTCGGCGGGATTTGTGTTTCATTCAGAGGTCTGCATCTGGAAGGATCCCGTCACCGCCATGCAGCGCACCAAAGCGATCGGCCTGCTGCACAAGCAGATCCGCAAGGACTCAGCCCTCAGCCGTCAGGGTATCCCTGACTATCTGGTCACGGTGCGCAAGCTGGGCGACAACCCCGAGCCATGCGCTGGCCCGTTCACTGAGTTCGCTGGCGAGAACCCACCAGCCAAGACAGGCGACGCCATTAAAGACAGCATCAACATCTGGCAGCGCTACGCCAGCCCGGTGTGGATGGACATCAATCCATCCGACACCCTGCAATACCGGAGTGCCCGCGCCAATGACGACGAGCGCCACATCTGCCCGCTCCAGCTTGAGGTGATCCGTCGCGGCCTGCAACTGTGGAGCAACCCAGGCGATCTAGTGCTTAGCCCGTTTGCTGGTATTGGCAGCGAGGGCTACGTCAGCCTGCAGATGGGTCGCCGGTTCGTTGGATTCGAGCTGAAGCCCAGCTACTTCAACTGCGCAGTCAAGAACCTAAACGATTGCGAGGCCACCACGCAGGCAGCGTTGCTGTGACCAACCTCCGCCCCTACCAACACCGCGCGATCGACGATCTGCGCAATGCCTACCGCTCAGGCGCACGCGCGCCGCTGCTGGTGGCCCCTACCGGTGCAGGCAAAACAGTCATCCTGGCCGCCATCACGGCCAGCGCCACGGCCCGTGGCCGCAAGGTGCTGATCCTTGTCCATCGGCGTGAACTGATCCATCAGGCCAGCAGCAAACTCACCGCCGCGGGCGTCGAGCACGGCATCATCGCGGCCGGTGTGCAGCGTGCAGATGCACCGGTGCAGGTCGCATCCGTGCAGACGCTCGTTCGCAGGCTCGACACAATCGACTGGCAGCCGTGCCTGATCATCATCGACGAGGCACACCACGCAGCAGCCGGTTCCTGGTCGCAGATCCTGAGCCACTGGCCGGGTGCGCTGCGCCTAGGCGTCACCGCCACCCCTTGCCGGCTTGATGGCCGCGGCCTGCGCGACACCTTTGACGCGCTCGTTGAGGGGCCATCAGTCCAAATGCTCACATCCGCCGGCTACCTGTCACCCGCGCGTATCTTTGCCCCGCCAATGGTGGCTGATCTCACCGGTCTGCGCATGAGGGCCGGAGACTACGCCAACAACCAGGCCGCGGCCGCCATGACCCGGCCCACCGTCACCGGCGATGCGATCCATCATTACCAACGCCTCGCGGGGGTACAGCAAGCGATCGCGTTCTGCTGCAACATCGCCCACGCCGTCTCAGTCCGAGACGCGTTTAAGACGGCAGGTATCAGCACCGCCACCCTTTTGGGCAATACAACCGATCGTGATGCCGTGGTCGCATCATTCGCTGCCGGCATCATCCGCGTGCTGGTCACCGTTGATGTGGTCTCTGAAGGTTTCGACATACCCGCAGCCGGCTGCGCCATCCTGCTTAGGCCAACCGCCAGCCTGGGCCTCTACTTGCAGCAGGTCGGTCGCGTGCTGCGGCCTGCACCAGGCAAAGACGCCGCCATCATCCTCGATCACGTCGGCAACGTCACCCGCCACGGCTTCCCCGATGACATCCGCCAGTGGACGCTCGAGCACGGCGCACGGCGGGTAGGTGGCACGCAGCCAGCGCCATCGGTGCGGACGTGCCCGCAGTGCTTTGCATCGTTCAGGCCGGCGCCGATCTGCCCATGCTGCGGCCACGAACAGCCCGCGCCCAAGCAGCGACCGATGCAGCAATTAGACGGCGAGCTGAAGGAACTCAAGCGCATTGACGTGCAGCTACGTCGCCGCGAGCAAGGCAAAGCCCAGACCCTCCAGCAACTCATCGCCATCGGTCATGCCCGCAACATGCGAAACCCCGTAGCGTGGGCGCATCATGTGCTGCAAGCGCGTGGCCAACGCCGAAACAACCCTTCAACAGCAGATCCGCCTAGCGCTCGGCTGCCGCTCTGACCTGCGCATTTTCCGCAATCAGGTCGGATCGCTCCCCGACCCGCGTACCGGTCGGCTCGTCACCTTCGGCCTGGCCCGTGGTTCAGCTGATCTCATCGGCTGGCGTACCGTCACCATCGGCCCAGAACACATCGGCCTGCGTCTGGCCGTGTTCACATCCATCGAAGTCAAGACACCCACGGGGCGGGTCAGGCCTGAACAGTCAGCCTGGCTCTCTACCGTGAACGATGCCGGTGGCCTCGCCGGCGTCGCGCGATCCGTGTCAGACGCGCACGCCATCATCCAATCCGTCAGCCAATAAGCGGGCCGGCGGTGCTCGACACACCCCGGCCCTGGCCCACAGCCCTTACCTGCAAGCATGGCAAGACTACCAAAACCCGTTGACTTCAGCGCCGCTCGTCAGTTCCTGAAGATCCTCGGCAAAACAAAAGAAGTCACCAGACTTCGCGCGTTTTATCCCTCAGGCCACCAGTTCAAGGCCGGCGACTCAGGCCGCAAAGCACCGCCATCAGCCGCAATCATCGACGAGTGGCAGGCCGAGGGCCGCGGCGTTTATGTCGTCATTAACGACGGCGGTGACACGGATTCAGAAATCACCGCTTGCCGCGCCATCTTCTGCGAATGGGACAACCGCCCCAAAGATTGGCAGGTCACCGCATGGCAGGAGCTGCAGCTCCCAGAGCCATCGCTGCAGGTTGACACCGGCGGCAAGTCGATTCACACGTACTGGGTGCTTGCCGATCCGATCGCGCCCGACCATTGGCGCTCGATGCAGAAGCGCCTCCTTGAGCACGCCGATGCAGATCGCACGCTCAAAAACCCATCGCGGGTCATGCGCCTGCCCGGCACCTATCACATCGGCCCAGACGGCCACCTAGGTCAGCAGGTGGCCATCATCCATCAATCAGATCTCACCTACACCCCAGATCAGCTCAACGCCTGCCTGCCCGATGAACAGACACACACCAGCCTGATCAGCGCCAAGCAATACACAGACCACACACCTCGCACCCTCTCAGACATCCAGCAGGCCCTTGACTGCATCCCGCCTGCGGTCCCCAAGTCCGGCCAATACCCATTCTTTCGCAATCTGCTATGGGGCCTAATCGCCGCCTGCGAGGAAGCCGGCAGCACCGCTGATCAAGCCGTGGCCATGATGCAGCGCCACAGCCCTGCCTTCGCCGAAGCGCAGCAGGTGGCCCGCAGCAACTGCGCATCAATCACAGCTGGCACGTTCTGGTACTTCGCCCGTGAACACGGCTGGCGCCCCCCGCGCACTATCCCGCAGGTGATAGCCGATCACCCGCCCACAGCCATCACACCCATCGACCCGCAACCACTGCGGCGCATGGAAGCGAACGAACTGCTGCAACAGCTTCGCGACGCTGGCAATCTCCGATACAACATCTTCACCCAACAGATCGAACGCAACGGTCACCCTCTCGAAGGCGCCGAGCACTTCTATCTCGAGATCGCAGAACGCGGCGGCAAGATTTCAAAAGAGATCGCACTCGACTGCCTAGTCAAGATCGCCAAGGCCAACCCATACGACCCGATCAAGAACTACCTCAACCACGTCGCCGCACACGAACAGCCCACCTACATCGACCGGCTCGCATCCACGTACCTGCGGCCCGAAGACTCAACCACACCCGAACCCACCCTTTATGACCACATGATCCGCTGCACCCTCATCGGTGCAGTACGCCGCATCTACGAACCTGGCGCCAAGCACGACAACGCAACAGTCCTCATGGGTGAACAGGGCGCGCGCAAGTCATCCTTCTGGGCCGCGATCGGTGGCGAGTTCTTCTCCGATGCACTCAAGGACATCGGCTCCAAAGATGACCTGATGGTCCTGCATCGCAGCTGGATCATGGAATGGGCCGAACTGGATCACATCACCAGCAAGAAACACGCCGGTCAGGTAAAGGCATTCCTAAGCCAATCGACCGACCTGTTCCGCATCCCCTACGGCAAGGCCACCGAAGCATTCCCGCGCCGCTGCATCATCGTCGGCTCAACGAACCGCGACACCGGCCTGCTAGTTGACGAGACAGGCAACCGCCGGTTCTGGGTTATCCCCGTCACCTGCACGCTCGCCAAACCGATCGATGTGTCATCGCTGCTCAAGGAGCGCGACGCCATCTGGTCGGCAGCGGTGGCCGCCTACCGCAACGGCGAGCCAAGCGTGCTCACCGCCGAACAAGAGGCGATGGTGGCCCAGCAGAACGAGGACTACCTGGTCGAGTCGCCATGGCGCGCACCGATCGAAGCGTGGCTTCTGGCACCCCATAACAAGTCCAAGGACATCACGACCGATGTGCTCTTGGCCGAAGCCGTGGCCAAGCCGGTTGAGCGTCAAACGCGGTCCGATCAGATGCAGGTGGCCAGCATCCTGCGCGACCTCGGATACCAACGAAAGAAGACCCGAGTCGATGGCGTTCTCAAATGGGTCTACTTTTGAGACAGTCGAGTCTCATGAGTCTCAAAATGAGACAGGCTTGTGTTCCTACCTGCCCGGGAGTAGGTGGGAACACAGAAACCCTGTCTGCTACTACCTTGTTCCTATGTTCCTACTGTTCCTACCTATATAAAAGACCTATATGGAATAGGGGAGTAGGGGGGGTGTAGGGGCGTGGGGAAACTCTTCTAAGAAGGTGGGAACGGTGGGAACTAGGAACAAAGTCAGTCTCACCGGCTCCGCCTACCTGCCCAACCCGCGACAAGCTGTTGACAGCCTGCCGCCGACTGTTTATGATCCAAAGCAAGCGGAGCAAGCCGGTCTCGACCCCGGCCCGCCCCTGGCCTCGGCCAGCATCACTTCATGGCTAGCCATAGGTTGGCTTTATTATCCATGTCTCCATTTGATTTCTCTCGTTGGAGCGGCGACGATCAGCGCCGCAAATTCAACGACCTTGCGCTTTCAGCTGAGCAGGTTGAAGCAATCCTTGCCAGCAAGCATGGCATCAGCGAAGTGCTGTTGCAGGAGTTCCCCGACTTAACCCGTCGCGGCACGGTGCCTCATGCTTTTATGAAGGCACTAATCGTTTTTGAAGAATACGGACGCGACACAAGCTACGGCGCCATTGCTGCCGCTCTTGAAGTCAGTATCGAAACCGCCAAAGAATATCTTCGCGAAGCGCGTACGGCTATTCGTGCTGCAATCGGCATTGAAATGACGGTCGGCGGCGATTCAGTTCGTTTGGTGGTCGCCAATGATGCCCGCGAAAAAGCCATTCGGGTGTTGAACGTGTTTGAAAAGCACGTTGAGCCTGCCCTTAAAAAGCTGGAAGCCTGCACCAAGAGCTTGGCGGCCAGCAACGTGCCGATGGCTTTGCCTGCTCGCGCTGTTGCACTGCTTCAAGCCAACAAGATCGAAGGAGGTATCTGATGACTGCGACCGCCATTGCGGTGGTCGAGCCTCAAGAAGCTGTGTCTCTGCTGGAGAGCCCGCTCTCTCCGGCGGAGACCGCCGAACTCCAATCCTGCGAACTAGCCATTGAGTTGGCTGGTAAGGATCGACTGGAGAAGGCTCTGATCATCGGTGAAAAGCTCAGCACCATCTACAACCATGCGCTGTTTCGTGGAGCCGATGGCGGCTGCACTTGGGAGCAGTGGCTTAAGGAGCGGTTGCCGCAGTTGCTACCAGAGGCTGATGGCAGGTCTGTTCAATGGGCAGATGATCGGCGATTCTTTTATGAATGCCGCTCGCTTCTTGCTGGCGCGGCGCCGCGCCAGGAGCTTCTGGTCAAAGTTGCAGATCAAGGGCGAACCTTGGCCGCATTGATCCCCCGCCGATTTACTGGCCCGTCTGGATGGAATCCCGCCATCCTCGACGACCCCGATGCTGCCCAAGGCATCGCCAAGGTCTGGGAGCTGGCGTGCCAGAACGCCGAGCGCAACCAGCGTCGCAACGGCCCCACCGCTGAGGATGTCCGAGCTGCCCGCGAGGAATTGCGCCCCGCATTGGAGCAGCAAGGACTGATTCGATCGGCGCCATCATCGTTCCAAGCTGCCACCGCTGCCCGCGTGGAAGCTGCCCGTCAGCGAACAGTTGACGTGACGCCTGCTAATGCAGACCGATTCAAAGAAACCATGGCCAAGATCCGCGACACCAAAGCGGAGCGGCAATCCAAGGTTGAAGTGGATCACGTCCGCGAACAGCTAGATGCTGCCGAACAGCAGCAGCGTCACCAACTGGAAGAACAGGTGCGGCATTACAACCGACGCTTGCATGATGCCAGCACTGCCATCCATGAGCTGTTGGGCTATTTGCAAACGCTTTCGCGTACGCACGGCACTCAGCTGTTGGATGACATGCGCTGTATTGAGGTGCTTGGCTTGATCACGGTTAAGGATGACATGCAGCGATTGCAGTCGATGGGCACTGAGCTAATGGAAGCCGTCAAATTGGCACGCAGTTCTGAACCTTCAACTGGCATCAACGTTCAGACGATTGAAGTTTGATTTGCTCGGGCGCCTTGTGCGCCCTTTATTCTTGACCCATGGCAGGCGGCATCTCCATCGATCTCACCAGCGACCTTGGCAAGGCCGAGGCATGGTCGGCTGCGATGCTCAAGCAGCTGCCGTTCGCCACCAGCAAGGCGCTCAACGACACCGCCTTCGATGCGCGCACGTCCTTGTCCGGCGCCACACGCCAATACTTCGATCGGCCCACATCCTTCACTCAGAAGGGCTTCGGCGTTCAGAAGAGCACCAAGCGTGACCTAGAGGTGATCGTTGGCGCAGAGGCCAAGCGCGCCCGCTACCTGCGCACACAGATCACGGGTGGCGCACGCAGTCAGAAGGGCTTCGAGCGGTTGTTCCTTGCGCAGATCACAGCAGGGGCACAGATCCCCCGTGACAGCCAGTTCATACCCACATCCCTTGTCAAGCTCAATGCCTCCGGCAACGTATCCCTAGCCACGCTCAAGCGCATTAAGCAGGGCCTGGGTAGCAACCCCCAGGGGGGCTTCTTCGTGGGTACCCCCAAGGGGGGCGACCGACCTGCTGGTATCTACAGACGCAGCAAGGGTCAGCTGTTCCCATACTTCATTGCCATTGATCAGGCAGCTGAGTATCGGCCGCGGTTCCCGATGCTTGATGTGGTTGGCAAGGTCTATCAGAGGCGCTATGCGAGCTACTTCAGGACAGCACTCGAACGCGCGATCGCGACAGCGCGCTAGAAGGCGCTGCAATGGGCATCGGCCATGCGTCGCGTGGTTTGCATCATGAACACGCAAACGACGGCCTTCACGCCGCTTGCCGGCCGCATCGCGGGTCCTTCCGAGGCCAATGTGCATGGGTCGTCCAAACG